TTACATGGGAACGCGCATCGTCACCTTCTTCGGGCGCCCGCCATTGCCGGGGATCAGCACGGTAACGACGCATTGGCCATCGCTGGTAGGCTGGGCGGACAGCAGTTCCCCCCCGGTTTCCGCCACCACTTCGGCTGCCGCCTGGCCGCAATCGCCGTCCACGACGACAACCATCGATGGCACATCAATCGCCGGCGGCGCGAATCCGGTCAGACCCGCTGCAAGCGTTGCTATGATCAAAGGTGAAGACATGAACGCACTTTCGGCTCGAAAAACATGGGTGACTTGGGAAGCATCACTGTAAATTCAATAAACGATACAGTCTGAATGGCAAATGAATGTCGGGATAACGCTCTGTTTTGATCCATATGGATCGCGTTATCGTAATCGCGTCCGCGCCGAAATTCGGCCCCAGATCGCAACCAGCCCGCCGATGGCAGCGGCAAGCGCGGTGAGCCCGTCCACAATCCCGCTCTGATCGTCCGGCGCGATATCCAGCCCGAACAGATTGCCGCAGGAGGCAAGAATCGCGACAACGCCGCCCCAAACGGTTTTCGACAGGTACCAGTTCTTCAATTCGTTCATTTGACGCTCCTTTAGAAAAATATCGGCTGACATCACAGCGCCAGCACGGCCTGCGCCGGTACGCCGAGCGCAACCTTTTCGCCTCTCTGGCGCACCCGTACGGACAGGCTCGTTTGCGTCGAACCGAAATCCGCAAGCTCCAAAGCGGGCGCATATTCGAGAACAGGTTCAGTCACATCGACCCGGCGCTTGACCGTCCCGCCATCGAGGATTTCAACGCGATAGCGTTCCACTGGCTCGTCGAACGCGATATCGCCGTCGAGCCAGTGATCGGCCGCCCGTCGGGCACAACGGGTCCACTGAATTCGAACCGCCCCGGTCTCCAGTCGCCGGGCCTTCAAATGCACCGGCGCGATCGGCGTTTCGGCCCTCAGCCCCCCGGCAAAAGCGAACGGGCCTTCCGCTGCGCCCGCTACCCCTCCCGCATCGATCATCCAGTTCATGACCCGGCCCACCTCGTCCGCACTCAGCCCGAGCGGCCTCACCGCACCATTGAGCAGCACAACAGGCGTGCCGGCTGCGGCACCGGCCGACATCGCATCCGTGGTCCCATGCAGACAGCGCAAGAGCCCGGAAAGCCGCCAGCGACCGCTGGCGATTTCCGTTGCCCCGCGAAACCCGATAATTTCCCAGACGCCATTGGCGGCAAGAACCGCGATCCGGTTCTGCCCGTTCAACACCGCCGTCCGGCCCGCCGACGACAGCCCGCCGAAATGCAGATCGAGCGTCAATGTCCATGAACCGTCGAACCGCCCCGGCACGCCCGCACCAAGCGCCTCCGTCAGGACACCCGTCTGCGCCGGTTGATCGAGCCGTGCTCGCGCCCTGTATCCTTCCGTCGTCGCCGACGACGACAGCATCACCGAATGCCATGGACGCGCAAACACCGCCCCGCGCGCAAAACTTGCCGCCTCGCCATCCTCGTATTGAGGCAGGTCCATCAAATGGACGATCGGTGAAAATCCATCCGAGGGTTTTCGAGGCGGATCAACCAGACGCGGCGGCACGCTTCGCCCGCCACCGCTCGAAGGCACATAGGCCCGCGCCTCGACCGCCCTGACTGCGCCATCCTCGATCCGCCCGACGATGAAATGCCCGGCAGGCCCGTCCTCGAAGGCAATCACATCCCCCGGTTCCAGCTCGATGTCTGCCGGAGACAGGGAAAACCGGACACTGCGCCGTGATACCTGATGATCCCGAAGCGCATCCTCGACCGCCGATGCCGCCGCGCCCTCATGCAACGTGCCCGGCAGCGAAAGCCTCAACACCCGGTCATTGGCGGGCGAGACCCGCCGCGACTTTGCCGTCGTCTGTCCATAGGCGTTGGCAGGATCGAAATGATCGAGGATCGCCTCGCTGCCAAAATCGCTGTCATGGCCACGTGCCTCCTCGAAAAGCGGCTGCTCATCCATATCGGCCAGTACGGATACAATCGTCGGCGAACCCGCCTGTTTCATCCGCGAGCGAAACTGCAGAACCCCTCCCGTCTCCACCGCATCGATCTGCAGCGCTGCCATCAGAGGCTCCAGCACATCGCGGGCCGACGCCTGTTCCGATTGCACATATCCACCGAGATCACCGCTGACGAGATCTGTATTGCCCGCCTCGAAGCCATGATCGGCAAGAACAGCGGCAATCACATCCGCCGCCGTCGATGCGCCGAGCCGGCCATTCAGCCAATGCCCCACCTGCCAGTTGTCACCATCCGACCAGAGCTTCGTATCCTCCGGAAAGGCCGGCAACGGCCGAGCGTCCCAAGTCCAGACGAAGATATGATCGGGATCGACACAGTCCGGCGCATCCGGCCCGTCCCAGAACGCATACTGCGCCTCCAGAAACCGCCGCTGCATCGCATCCCGCCGCGCACCATTGGAAAAATACGGCACGGCCGTTTCCGAAGATTTCGGATCGGTGAACACATTCGGCTGGTTCGCCCCCTTGTCGATCGCCGGGCAGCCAAGTTCCGTGAACCAGATCGGCTTGCTGCCGGGAACCCAGGCCGTCGGCAGAGCCTGCTCGACGCCACCGATCCGGTCATGATGTGCCTGCCCCCACCAGTTGGCGATATCCTTATAGCGATAAACCCAATCCTTCCCCGCCAGCCCGTCGCTGATCGGCGTCCGAACTCGGGCTCGCCGGTCGGCATCGCCGGCATAGTACCAGTCATAACCCTCGCCCGATGCCACCATCGCCCGCATCGCCGCTGCATCGTCAGCAACCCGGAAACCATCCGGATTTCCCTCGACGAGATCGCCGTCCCGACAGTCGGACAGCGGCATATAGTTGTCGATCCCCACGGCATCGATTGCCGCCGACGCCCAGAGTGGATCGAGGTGGTAATACACCTCGCCCGAGCCATCCGCCGGGTGATAACCGAAATACTCGCTCCAGTCGGCGCCATAGGTCAGCTTCGTCGATGATCCAAGGACCGCCCGGACATTGGCGGCAAGCGTCACGAGTTGCTCGACGAAAGGAAACGCACCGGCCCCATCCCGCAATTGCGTGAGGCCTCGCAGTTCCGAACCAATGATGAACCCATCGACCCCGCCGGCCACCTGCGCCAGCAGCGCGTAATGCAGGATCAGCCGCCGATAACCTTCATCCTCTGCCGTGGAAACCACAGAGGTTCCCGAAATATCAAAATCCGCTGCAGTCGCAGCCCCACAGAAAGCCTCGACCTGCGTGCGCGCGGCGCTGGTCTTGTCAGCACTTGCGGCCTGCCCCGGCGCCGGATGCGCGGTGATGCGTCCGCGCCAGGGATAGGCCGGCTGTCCCGTCCCGCCATAGGGGTTGGTCAGCGTGTTTCCGGCCGCAATATCCATCATCACGAACGGATAGAGATAGACCTTCAGCCCGCGCGCCTTGAGATCGGCGATCGCCGCCACGACGCTCCCGTCGCTCGGCGTCCCTCCATAGGCCGGCCCGCCGCCATTCTGGCTGACCACGGACGCGCCACCGCGACCGATGCCCGATACCGACCAGGTCCGGCTTTCATCCTCGCGAACAGCCGTCTCGACGCCCGGCACGATCCGGCAATGCCCGGCCCGAAGATCGGTCCCGAACCAGGAAACAACCAGCGCCACCCGCTCGAGATTGGGGCAAAGCGCCTGCAATTCGTCAAGCGAGGCCTGCCAGTCGGACCCGGCATGAAACACATTGCGGTTGATCAGCCGGCTTGTGCCCGCCCCCGTCTTTTCCTTCACCACGCGCGGATCATAACCATGCTCGCTCGATCCCGGAATGATCGTCACCGCCCGGATCGCCGTTTCCACCCCACCGACCGGCCGCAGCACCTCGAACTGGATCAGCGGCATGCGGTTGCCATATCCATCGAGCGGAAAGCGCTCGAACACGGCATAAGCCAGCCCGCGATAGGCCGGCGCCTTACCCACACCCTGCTTCGCCTCGATCAGCGGATCTGGCATCTGGTCCTGCGTCCCATGGTGAATGCGCATCTCGATACCGGTCAGGTCGAGTTCGCGCCCATCCGCCCAGACCCGCCGCACATGGGCAATCTCGCCTTCGCAGATCCCGAGCGCGAAATTGGCGTAATAGCGAAACGTCTCCACTCTCGGTCCGCTCGCCTTGCCCCCACGCCGCTCGACCCGAACCTCCTCCTCGAACCGCGTCGCCCAGATCAGCGTCCCACCGACCCGCACCGTGCCATAGGCGCGAGTGATCGCCGTCCCCTCGTCGGCTCCGGGAATGCGCGCATTCCCCAATCGCGCGCCGGAGACCGTCGTCATGCCGCCGATGATCGACCGGTCGACGACGGAACCCGCCAGCGCACCGGCCGCCCGGCCAAGGATCGCCCCGACAGGACCGAACACGCCGCCGAGTGCCGCACCCGCCGCCTGCAGAAGTATGGTCGCCATGGATATCAGGCCTTTTCAGGAAAACGGAAAACACCGGCAATCCGCCGGCGCCAGGAGGGAACGAGCGGCGAGCGGATCACCGCTGCCTGCTCATAGGCATGGATGAACCGGTCATCGCCACAGGCAATCCCGGCATGCTTGGCCGCCAGATCCGGCCGCCAACGAAACAGAATAAGATCGCCCGGTCGCATCTCGCTCAAAGGTAGCACTTCGCCAAAATGCCGAAGCGCTGCCGCAAACAACCGATCCTCCCCGCCACGCTCCGCCCAGTCCGGCTGATAGGCCGGCGGCAATTCCGGCTCGCAGCCGTAAAGCTCCCGCCAGACACCACGCACCAGCCCCAGGCAATCGCACCCCACATCCTTGAGGCTCGCCTGATGCCGATACGGCGTCCCGATCCAGCTCTCGGCCAAAGCGACAACCTGTAAATTAGGCGGTCGCCTTCCCTCTTCTCCCCGGCGGGGAGAAGGTGGCCCGGAGGGCCGGATGAGGGGGGCGTCAGCCCCAAAACCCAAGCTCGGATGCCCTGACCGGTTCTCACTCATAAAGCGCCCGCCCGTCATGCACAGTGTCACCGTCAGCATAACCAAACGCGAAATCCGATCCCGGCATATGCGGAAACCCGCGAAAATTCAGAATGTTGGAAAACGTCGCCCCACAGGTCGCAAAGCGCTTGTCACACCCCGCCGTCACCATGAACGTGTCGCCCACCGCCAGCGGCAAGGGCGGCGGCAGCCAGAGTGACAGCGTCACCCCATCCCCATCAACACGGTGATCCTCGACATCGACCGCATGCCCGGCATTCGCGCCTGCGGTGAACCGGAACACACCCTGCCGGTAAAACCCGGCAATCGCCGCATCCAGTCCCGACACCCGCACCTGTGTCTCGCTGAGGACGGCAGTGACTGTTCCGGTTCCCCGATAGGCCGGGCTGCTCAGATCGACCTTGCACCGCCCGTCGCCCAGCACCGCATCGCAGCGCCGCCCATAAATCCGTCCTTGCACCTGATCCAGCCGATGCGTCAGCCGCCGCAGTTCGGCGCGAAACGCGCCGCCCGCCCTTACCACCTCGCCGACCTCCTGCACCCTGAGCAGGATATGCTGGTCCGGCGCCTGCCAGTTGACCTGAAACACCTCGACCTTCGCCCCGTCATATCGCCCGGCGATCACATCCGCTTCGGTAATGGCCACATTCGAAAATCCGCCGCTGACCTCCCCCGCCTCGACGGACAGTCCACTCGCCGCCTCGCTGTCGGCGGCCTCGAAGCCACTCGCGGCAAGAAAACCCGTGCCTGCGAACGTCAGGTCGTGGCCATGCTCGGTAAAACCCAAAACCACCCCGTCCCGGCGCGTCACCCGCCAGCAGTGGCACATCGTCGTGGCGTCGCCGGCCAGATGCTCGGCGAGTGCTGCGGGAAGCGTTCTCATGGCTTGATCTCCACCAGCGGAATGGACGGAATGCGACCGGCCTGGAATTGCGCCAGATCGACATCGATCCGGTCGGTATCGAACCGCACCGGCACGTCGAATTCATAGCCAGCCCGCACCACCGCACCGCCGGCCGGAATCTTCCCCGGCACGAAGGTCACCCGCCCGCTCGCCGCATCCAGCGTAAAATCCGCTGGCGCCGCCGCGACGCCCCCCACCGATACGAGCACCGTTCCAGCCACCGGCTTGGCAATATCGCGCACGCTCGCCCCACCGGCATCGCCATAGGTCTTCACCAGTTGAAACACGGCCGTCACGCCGTCCCCCGTCCCGATCACCTGGTCGGCTGGAGTGACCGTCGCATCCGGCGCGCAGGATTTGAAATCTAGCGGATCGCGAAACCGGAACCCGTAAAGCTGCCCGGCGCGCGCCTCGAAAAACGCCAGAACCGCATAGAGATCGCCGATCGACCGGATGCCCGACCCCGCATCGTAATGCCGCCGCGCATCGCGCCAGCGCCGGTTGCGGTTCTCGCGGCCATTGGAAAGACTGACGATATCCGTCCGCCTGACCGGCCCCCCGCTGGTACCAAGCGCCAGCCGCAAGGGAAACCGGACATCGTGAAATCCTGTCGGCATGATGTTTTCCGTGTGTGAAATTGGATGCTGAGTATTGGTTGCCGTCGGCTGTCGTATTGGCAACGGGGCGCAAGGCCATCGCCCGCGCCCCGTATTCCCCGGCAGGCTCTCAAGAGTTGCCAGGGGAGCCTGTCAGAGACGGGTGTTGCCCCGTCTCTTCAAAATGCAAGCCCTTGGTTCAGGAACCCATCCGCTGCCGTTTAGGCGCTCCTTTGGTAGCCGATAGACCCTCTCAACCGGGTCGTATTTGTCAGGTTGGCATTCGTGAGGCTTGAAATCCCCGTTGCCACCGTCTGGTCCAGTCGAAGAATCCCCCCACTGGCCCTGGTCAATACCGTTCCGGTAAGGCCGGTGGCGGCAGTCAGGGCCATCGATCCGACGGACAGACCCGTTTGTGCGAACGGAAGTCCCACGATCGATACCGCGCCGGTGGCCGACCCCTTGCTTGACAGGGTGAGGTCAAAATCAACGAAGACACGGTCTTCGTAGACGGTGTACGAACCCGTTGCGGTATCGGTGGTGATACCGGTGCCGGAGTCGGCGATGTTGAGAACCGGTGTCCAAGTGCCCGACAAGAACACGCCCGAACCAACGCCGTCCACATTGCCGAAAGCAAGAACCGGCTTGCCGTTCGTCAATGTCGCGACCTGCAGCTTGCTCGTCGGCGTGCCCGAGAAGATATTTCCGGTCAGTTCCGCCGACTGCACCTCCGCCGCCACGACCAGGTTGACCGATATGGACTTGCTGTCTTCAAAGCGGCAGGCACGAACGGCCAGAGCGCCTGCATTGGCGATAACGTCGCGTGTCGCGAGGGTTGCATCCGTAACGGCGGTTGCGGCGGCAGAAGAACCACCGCCGCCACTAAACGAAACCGCAGGTGCCGTTGCGTAACCAGATCCCGGATTTGTCACTGCAACGCCAGCGATCTTTCCCGCATTGCCGCCAGTCCCGAGGATAGCAGTGCCAACGGCGCCGCTTCCGCCACCTCCGGTAAAGAGAACCGTTGGCGCCGACGTATAGCCGGATCCCCCATTCGTCACATCGATGCTGGACAATCCTCGCCTTGCACGGCGCAACCCGTTGTTCGAAAAGATCGCCCCATTGATGTCAATACTGGATTTATCGCCGGCATTGCCCAGGATGCCGTATTGGCCGCCGCCTCGGAACAATCCACCCCTGACCTTGAGAAGGGTGTTGTTGTTGTCGATGCTTCGGGTACCACCCGTGAAGGTGCAATCCTCGACCACGACATCCGAGCGGTGATCAAGGAAGAACGTCTCGCCGCTGGTGGAGGCGGCCGGCAAAGGGGTCACTTTCAGGACCGCGTCGCCCGTTTCGCCGTATTCCGCCACATAGACCACCCCGCCGGAATAGGTGAGTTTGTCACCGCGGTTGTAGCGGGTCGGCAGACCAGCGGGCACGCTCAGCGAGGTCGCCCCGATTGCCGTCACGCCGGAGGTCACGGTACTGCGAATGTCCCCGTCGGTGAAAAGAACCGACGAACCGACCTCGATGCTGCGCTCCTCCATCAGGCATTTGTCGAACTTGACGCTGTTCACCGCATCGACCACGGATCCACCGAGAAACGCGCAGGATTCGAACAGGAAGTTGCCGATACAATTCTGCATGGTGAGCGCAAGAACGCCGTCGCGGCCTTCTGCGTAAACGTTCCGGAAGGTAAAATCGCCCCAGAGATTTCTCAGCCAGATCTGCCTGACATACGGTGTCGTCGATGGTGGCGTGGATGGACCTGCGTCCCACACCAGGCCGTCGATCAGGACGTTCTTCCATTCAAACTGACGACGTCGAGGCTGAACGCGTCCTGCGTAATGCACGTCGGAATAATTGGCGTAGTCCGCGAGATCGGCGTCGCTTTGTTTGCTGGTCGAAAATCCGGAGCAATCAATGACGGTGACCGCGTTTGCGCCGGTGCCGGTAATGAGCTTGGCCCGGACATTCTTCATCGAGAAACCATCGTAGACGCGGCCGAAGTCGTCCGGATGCGCAAAGGTCTGGCCTTCGTCGCCGATCGGCAGGTCGAACAACTGCCCCCCCGAAACCGGACCCTGATAATCGATGCCATCGATGTCGATCGAATAGGAAGCGGAGCACGCGATCAGCCGGCCCGTGTTTCTCAGGCGGCAGTTGCGCACACGAACGTTATTCGGGTGGTAGCTGTATTTCCCCGTCGAAAACTTTGACTGCCGCAAGCCCGAATAGGTGGTTCCGTTGCTGGTCGCCGAGCCGGACGAACTGGTGATGATTTCAGCATTCTGGAACGTGCCGGAAACAGCTGTCAGAAACAGGGTCCCCGTACTTCCGTTATCGATCTGGCCGGCAATTGTCGCCGTGGCGCCAGAATCTCCGCCCTTGATCTGTTGCCCCACACTGAAATTCGCGGATTGGGACAGGAAGTTCAGGGCCGTGACAAACACGATGCCGTCCGCTGCTATCGAGAAACCAGGGCCGGTGATTGTCTCGTTATTCGCAAATGTGCCGAGGACCTTCTTGATGTAGATGATGCCGCTCGTCGCACCAGGTGCGTCCAGATCAATCGCGACGAGATAGGCTGTCGCGCCGGCCGAGCCGGTGATCGTGATGCCGGGAACTGGCGCTGTCCCGGTCAAGTTGTCGAATTTCAGCGCACCTGTGCTGACACCGTGAGAATGGGCTCCCCAATGCGTCAATACCGCATCGCCGTGCGAGCCGTCATCAGGAATTGCCCCTGCCCCGATGAAGTCGATGTTTTCGATCAGCACATGAGAGGTGCGCGCCATCACGGCAATCGCATGTGCGGACTTGGAACCCGTTTCACGGGTCAGAGTCACGTCTCGAATGACGATGTTCTTGACAAGCGCCGGCTGGGGGAGATCGGGATTGACGAACCATTCACTGATGGTGATGCAGGTGCCGCAATGGCCGGAGCCGTTCGTCAGTGCCGTCGAGGCATTGGCGGAAATGGTAAAACCACAAACCGTCACGTCCGAATGAAGAATGAACAGGCCCTCCTTCGCGTTGCTGTTGTTGATGATCATCTTCACGTCGCGGCTCGTACCCCGGATCGTGACGGGGTATTCGACGCGCGGTGTCGATGACATGCGGTATGGGCCGTGGCGAAGAAGCAGTTCGCCGCCGTCAGAGCCGAGAAACGCCAGTGCATTGTGAAATGGTGTCAGATCATCATCCGTGCCGTTTCCCTTGGCGCCAAACTGCTCGATGGTGATTTCCTGATCCCGCGATAGCGCCCACCAGCCGCCGTTTGTCGAATTGGTCGTACCGTCTGGAAGAAACTGATCGGTGCTTCGAAATTTTCCCTGGTGTGACGGTTGGGAGCTGACACGGACGTAGGTGCCACCGCCACTCAGGCTGGAAGGCACGCCGTAGTTCGGAGCGTAAAATTGCACGTCGACGTGTTTTACGTCGACCGCAATCGATGAGGCTGTAGCTTCAGCAATTGAGACAAATGCGACTTGATTGGACATGACTTCTCCTTTTGATTTAAACACTTGCAATTAAACGTGTGAAATCAGTCGGCTTGCGCATTTCGTTCGCAAGTCGCCAGCTGTTTGATGTCTTGAATGTGTTTGTGGCGGTCTCTACCTCACCACCGAACCTTACGCGCCGGATCCAGCATCGCCGCAGCGCGGACACATCGCCCGCGCGTTATCGCCGTTCGTAGCGGTGGCTTTGGCTCGCCACTGTATGTCGCCTGCCACGTCAGCAAACTGTGCCGTCGGCCCCAAAGCGTTTCTGCGATGCCGTGAGTAAGCGAGAGATGAACGCAGAAATCCCCTAAATCCCCCGCCGCCCGCGTCCGACCGTCCGCGTCAGCATAGCCGCAATCTGCCCCTCCGATTTGCGAAAGCTCTGCACATCCGGCGTCGTCACATTGAACACGACATTCATCGCCGCCCCACCAGCCGATGACGCCACACCGAGCACACCATCGGCGCCGCGTTTCAGCGGCAGGATCGCCTCTGCCCCCGCCTCGCCCATCAGCCCCGTCTGACCGTTCATCGGAAAGTAGGTCGGCGCTGACACCACGCCGCCAGCGGCAAAAGGCGTGACCCGGCCCGGCACGCCGCCGTCGGCAAACGCCGTCACACCGCTGGCAACTCCACCTGTAAGCCCGGACAAAAGGGAACCGAACGCCCCTTCCAGCGGCTTCAACCCCGCCGAAAGCGCGACCTCCGTCAACCGCAAGCCCGCACTACGCAGCACATCCTCCAGCCCCCTGCCGCCCCGCGTCGCCGATGCCAGCGCCCCGGTCAGCGCCGAGCCGAACGATCGCGACCTTTGCTCGAGATCATCGAGCACATCACGCAAGGCCGCTGCATCGTCTGCCGCCTCGGCAAAATCCATCTCATCATCCGCCACGTCCATCTCCTTTCAATCATTCATCCGCGATACAGCAGGCCGCGACAAAGTGCGGACCGCCAAACACCTACTCCCTACTCCCTATTGCCTTCGCGCCCCTCATCCGGAAACGCCCGCATCAAATCCTCGAGCCCCGGCCGTCCCGGCCCCGCCGCCCGCGGCCGCAAGCCGCCGAGCGCCGCCTGCATCTCGCGCGGCGTCATCGCCCAGAAATCCCTTGCCGGCAGCCGCAGCAGGCAGAGCCCGGCATGCATCACCGCATGCCAGGGAAACGCCGGCGGCAGACCGGCCCCACCCGCTGCGGCGCTCAAGGGTCCGGCATGTCCTCCGCGCTTCCGAATGTTGCCGTCAGAAGGTCCCCCGTCAGTCGCGCGAGACCCGCCAGACCACCCTCGACGCTCATGCCCGCAATATCCTCGTCAGAGACCAGATTGCCGCCGCCGCGAAGGCCAGCGCCGAGAATGCGGATCATGTCCTCCGCCTTCAGTCGCCCGGACGAAAACCGCGCCGCCAGCGCCAGCAAGTTTTCTGCGGCAAAGGCCGTTTCCAGTTCCGCCAGGCTGCCGAGTGTCAGGCAGAGGATCCGCCGCTCGCCATCGATCACCGCCTCCACTTCGCCTCGATGCCGGTTGGCGCGCACTGTGGCCACAACGTGCCGCATGACCATCACAGCGCCACGAAGGTCAGGGCGCCCGCCGATTCCAGCGCCGCCTCGAACAGGATTTCGCCATTGTACTGCCCGGAATATTCCAGCGCCGTCAGCTGAAAGGCCCCGGACAGCGTGCCGAAATCGGGGATGATGATCTGCCAGTTGAGGATCGATCCGTTGAAGAAGGCGGCACGCACGAGCGCGTCCGAACTTTGGTCCTTGAAGATGCCCGCACCCGAAACTGATGCCCGTTGCACGCCTGCGCCTCCCAGCAACTCGCGCCAGCGCCCCGTCGATTCCGCGTCGGTCGCATCGACCGTTTCGGCATTGAACGCCAACCGCTTGGACCGAAGCCCCGCCACCGTCACGTAACTGCCGCCATTGTCGATCTTCAACAGAAGATCCTTCCCCTTCTGGGCCACCATGTCCTGATCCTTTCAGAAAACAAAAAAGGCGCCCGTTCAGGCGCGCGCCAAATCATCTTGCAGGTCGTTTAACGTCACTCCGTCACCGCGCGGAAAAGCATCTCCGCCACATGCCCCTTGGCCTTGGCCTCGCGCGCCACCCGCGTTCGCCGGTGAAGCAGGCTGATCAGCGAAAAACCGTCGAGTTCAAGATCGGCATCATCCAGCAAGTGCCGAACGCGCGCCGTGATCGCCTGGGCCGTGAGATTGCCACCCTCGCCGGCGCGTGCCTCAATCGTCACCCAATGCTCCTCTCCCGGCTCACTTGCCGTCGAAGCATCCCGGCTTTCGATCGACGCGATGAACACGTAGGGTCGATCCATCCGCATCTGCAGGTGATCCCGCACGCCATCGCTGCCGATCAGTCCGGTCAACGCACCATCACTGGAAAGCCTCAGGAAAATCGCCTTCTGCAGGGCCGCCGCCGCGCTCATCGGCCCTCCTCCGTGCAGCGGCATACGAGATAGCGCCGTGTCTCGTCCGGATCGGAAAAGGCCCGGATCACGAAAACCCGCCCGCCCTTGCGAAACCGCATGCCGGCGCCAATATCGTTGCGAAAGCGGATCCAGATCCGATGCGTCACGGCAAAGCCCGCTTCGTCCGCCACCTCCCCCACTTCAACCGCAACCGGCTCGATCCGCGCCCAGACGGAGCCTGTCACGGCGTACGCGGTGACAACACCGCCCTGCCCGTCACCCGTGTCGCTGCGCATCTCCAGATCCAGCCGCGCCGAAAATTGCCCCGGATCGAGTATCCTCGCCACCATGGTCAAAGCCCCCGGCGGCAGAACGGCACAATCAGCCTGTCGTACCCGGCAGGCACTGCCGCCGGCTGATCGTTCGTCGAAACCGCACCGCGAAACTCGTAAAGCAGTGCGGCATGCAACAGCATTGCCCTTTTCAGCGTGTCGGGAACATCCGTCCCCGTCGCGCCGAAACCTGCGGAAAAATCGATCTCGATCCCGTTGATCACCTGCCCCGGCACCGGCTGTTGCGGCAGCACCAGCCGGGCCGGTCGGGCCTGTCCATCGAGCACGAAACCGGATGTGTCGATCTCCTGCGGCATCCCCGCCGCATCATAAAGAGTAACCGCTTCAATCGTTTGCACCGGCCCCCTGCCAATCTGAATCACGCGGGACGACGGCCAGTTGTCGAGATACAGGCGAAACGTCCGGGCCAGCAGCGCCAGTCCCGTCTGCCGCTCCAGATGTTCGCGCACGGTGCGGATGAGCTCAGCAATCATCGTGTCGTCGGCATCGGTCTCGACGCGCAGATGCGCCTTCGTCTCGGCAAGCGTCAGCGGCTCGCCGACCGGCGGCGCCAGTTCGGTGATGGTCATGGAAATCTCCGTGAGGGAATGAAATGGGTGGACGCAGCGGGAGGGGAGCTGCGTCCACCCTCGCGCACAGGCGGCAGGGAAGACCGCCGGCGCGAATGGTCGTTACCCTTGAGAAAGGGCGTCCTTACGTTTCTTCAAGATGCCGCGAATTTAATCAGCTTGATAGCCTCGAAATTCTGTACGCCACCGCCAACACGCTTCGTCGTGTAAAAAAGCACATAGGGCTTGGCGGAATAGGGGTCGCGCAGCACGCGCACCCCGGTCCGGTCAACAACCAGATAGCCGGCGGCAAAATTGCCGAAGGCGATGGAGGTGCTGCCCGCCGCAATATCCGGCATGTCCTCGGCCTCGGCGATCGGGAAGCCCATCAGCGAAGCCTGCTGCCCAGCAACGGCCGGCGGACGCCAGAGATAGTTACCGTCGGCGTCCTTGAACTTGCGGATTTCCGCCTGCGCCTTGCGGTTCATCACGAAGGTGGCGTTCTGCCGGTGCCCGGCCTTCAGCGCATAGATTGTGTCGATCAGCGTGTCGGAGGGACCGCTCGCCTTGAAGGCGCCGGCGGCGCCCGTGGCGATATAGCCGATATTGCCCCAGGTCCAGCTCGCCTCGGCAACGTTGGTATAGCTCAGGAACCCCTTCGGCTTGTTGGTGCCGTCGCCGGACACGAAGGCCGTGCCTTCCTGCTCGCCGAAAGCGATATCCACCTCGGAGGCGATCCAGTTCTCGATATCGACGGCCGCGTCGTCGAGCAGCGCGGCCGTCGCCGCCGGCATGGCATAGAGTTCCATGGTCGGGAAGGAAAGCTCGGCGAGCTGCGGCGTCGCCGTCTGCGGTCGCGCCGCGGTCTCCGCCACCCATCCGGTCGCCATGCCGGCCAGCGCAAATGGCTTCTTCAGCACGGCGCCGGAGACCTGGCGCACCGTCGCCAGCGCTCGGATCGGCGAAACGACCGACAGCCGGCGGCCGATTTCCGTGTCCGTCTCGTTCGGCACCAGGTAACCACCGTCGCTGGAAGAACCGATGGAAAATGCCTTGGCCTCCAGATCGCGCAGCGCCTGCTCGTCGCCCTTACGGATATAGCTTTCGAACGCCGCCTTGTGCTCCATAACCTCCAGGCTCGTCTCGCCGCTGCGCCCCAGCGCCGGCCGCGCCTTCTTCAGCACCATCTGGTCGATCAGCCGCTTTTGCTCGTCCATGGTACGCGAGATGCGGTCCATCTTGTCGCGGGTAACGACATCGGCCGTCAGCTTGCTTTCCAGTTCACCCAGCCGGCGATCGTTGGTTTCCTTGAATGCCTCGAAGGCACCCATGAATTCCTCGAAGGCAGCCGTCATCGTCTCCGGCGCCGTCTTGATTTCGGGCGCCACACCTGTCGTCTCCGTCATATTCTGATCCTTCTGTCAGAGCTTCGTCATCATCATCCGGGCCGCCCGCCGCATGGTGCGCACGAGCTCCGTTTCCTTGTCGCGGAAGAACCGCGCATTCTTGACATTCGACACGCGCGCCGATGGCAGCATCGGAAAGGTCACGATCGAGATTTCCCAGAGGTCTGCCTGGAGGATGCGGCGGACCCCGGTCTTGCCGTCGGTCCTGGCCTTGACGGTCTGGAAGCCGATCGACAGCCCGTCGAGCGCGCCCGCCTTCATCAGCATGTGGACCTCCTTTGCCCGGGCAACGCCTGGCGAGAGCATGCCCTCGACATAGAGCCCACGCGCATCCTCGCGGATCGTCTTCCAGGCTCCGAGCGGTTCGGACGGATCATGCTGGAACAGCATGCGCACCCCGGACGCGCCGCGCCGCGCCAAAGACTGTGAAAACGCCCCCGGCTCGATTGCATCCTTGCCGAGATCGACCTCGCCAAAGATGCTGGCATAGCCAGAAAACCGTCCCTCCCCGGTCACGCCGGAAAGCGTCAGATTGGCAAACTTCTGCGTTCGCCAGACAGGCATCCTGTCGGTCGTCATGTGTCTCTCCAGATTTTGATGAATTGCGATGGGGCGGATCGCGGATCGCGAAGAGCGAAGAGCGAAAAAGGATCATTAGGAACCGGTCACCGGCATGTTGCTACGCCACGACCCACCCACTCACTATTCGCTACTCACCATTCACTATTCGCTACTTCCCCCGCCCGTACCGCTCCGCAATGCGCGCCGCCGCACCCAGCACCCACCATGCCGAAAGGCTGGCAGCCGCCGATCCGGTCAGCATCACCTCGGTCCCGGACAGCGTGCCGGCGATCCCGAGCCGGGAAACGATCCACAATCCCGCCGGCCCGCCGAAGATCAGCCCGCAGATCAAGCCCGTGAAGAACCGCGACCCCGCCTCGCGCCGCCCCTTCGGCAACATGTAGACCAGCGACACGGCCGCACCCGCAACCGAGCCCAGCCCCTTGGCCGCCCATATCCCTGGGTCGTTGCCAAAATCAGCCATTTGTTAAGCCCTTGATGCTATTGTAGGAATTGACAGAGGATAACGGAACGGCAATCAACTGCCGCAACGAAAGCCACCGCCTGACGCAACGTCAGGACGAGCAAATTTCCGAGTCTTTTGAATCGGTTGTAGCCGGGCGCTCCGAAACTGAGTCATGCAGTTCAGAAATTGAATCAGCCGTCAGGCTTTCGCCGCAGAAATTTGTGCCAAACCACTGACAATATTGGTTCTATTGGACTTCGAACTGATCCGGCAGATCGTCGCCCTGATCCGGTGCGATCGGATTTTGCCGTCCGTGCCGAATGGCGACCACGACGATGACGCCACCCTTTTCGGTATAATCAATGACATAGGGTGCCGATACATATCGCCTCACACCCGGCAACATCGGCACAGCCTGAGCGGATTGCGGATACTCCCCGATGATTTCCGCCACCTTTCGGATTTGACGAACAAGCGCTCTGGCCGCCCGTTTGTCGAACCGACCAAGATAGGCCTGTTCAGCCTTGAGATAAGCCAATGCCCGCTCGGAGAATTGGACTTTCATCAGGCGGCATCATCTTCAGCCAGACGATCAAGCTCGCTGAGCACGACGTCGAGATCATGAACCTTGCCATCCTTGACGTCCCGCAGACCTTGCGCGATCTCCAGGATCTCCGCACCTTCATTGAGGAGATAATACCGCATCGCTCGAACCATCACCCAGCTGCGCGTGCGGTCGGATGCAGCGGCGATCGCCTCGATCTCCTGCAGGAGATCGACCGGCAGACGCAGGGTGATCGGGTCGGATAGAACGGGCTTGGCCATCATCGCCTCCATTTTGTCATACGCCGTATTACAAAATAGCAGCAACCACCTCCGCCCTCAATACCCCACCGCCTGCCGCTTCTCCGCGTCGCTCAGGAAATCCGCGTCCTTCATCCGCGCCCAGACCTCGCTGCGTTCGCCAGTCAGTCCGGTAACCTGGTCGAGGTCCGGCACCAGTTTCACATCTTCGCCGATCCGCCCAGCCAGCCAGCCTGACAAGGCGCCGAACGTCCGGAAAATCATCGGCAGCACGGTCAGCCGGTAGAAGGCACGGTTGGCCTCCTGGTAGTTCGCATAGGTGTTGTCGCCGGGAATGCCGAGCAGCATCGGCGGCACGCCGAAGGCGAGCGCGATGTCGCGCGCAGCACCATTCTTTGCCTCGACGAAATCCATGTCCTTCGGCGAAAGCCCCATCGCCTTCCAGTCGAGCCCGCCCTCCAGGAGCAGCGGCCGCCCTGCCCGCATCGGCCCCGAATAGCCCTCGTCGAGTTCGCTCTTCAGCCGGTCATACTGGTCTGCCGAGAGATTGCCGCCCTCCTTCGGCTGGTAGACCAGCGCGCCTGATGGCCGGGCCGAATTGTCGAGCAGCGCCTTGTTCCAGGTCGCGGCCGCATTGGAAAGATCAAGCGCCATCTGCGCCGCCGCCAGCGGCGGAAAGCCGAGATGGTCGTCGAGCGGATGAAACAGCCTGAGATGCAGCAGCCCATCCTCGCCAGCGGGGATTCGCCGCACGAGATTGCCGACACGATACTCGTAGGCTTCCGGCCAGCCATCCCGCCCTTCGAGAACACGCACCCGATCCGGCCGCAGCAGATGCAGTTCGCGCAGATCGCCGCCGATCCCGGTGCCATCGACATAGGCATTGCCGGACAGAAGCAGATGGCCGTACAGCGTCTCCAGAAAATCCACGCCCGCCATCCGCCCGTTCGGCCGCGCCATCAGCGCCAGTAGCGGATGTTGCGTACGCTCCTCGGTTCCCTCATAGAGCAGCAGCGGCACGCTCGCCGCCGCCTCCGAGATCAGCCGCACAGCGCGGTGCGCCACCGGATTGCGCATGAAGCCCTCGCGCGCCAGCGCCGCATAGGAGCGCCCCGTCCAGTGCGCCCGTCCGTCCTGCGCAATCGCGATGAAGCCGGAGGTCGATTTGGTTTCGCGCACAGGCTCGCTCTCCGCCGCACGACGCCACGGCAGCCGGAATGGATTTTTCATAGGGTCTCGATCCTTGATTGTCTTTCAAATGGGCGCCGCATGGCCCCTTTCCTCTTCTCCCCGCCGGTGAGAAGGCGGCGCGTCGCGCCGGATGAGGGGGCCGAAGGCCAAATCCGCGACCACTCCGTTCAATCCGAAGCCGCCCGTATCGCAGCCCAATACTGCCGCCCGTAACTCGCCACCAGCGCCGCACGATCGCGCCCATTGATGATCCGCCGCGCCCCGGTCCAGTCCTGCCGGGCCGGCGAAAAATAGTCGCCGAGCTTGCGCCCGGTAAACGCCCCGGTCTCCATGCCCCTGAACAGGATATCGACAGCCACATCCGGCTCCATCGCCCGCTCGGGATGATCGACGAGGTCGATACCCGTCATCCGGCTCATGCGCTCATAATTGGCGCGGTGGGTGAGTTGCACCAGCCCGCGCCCCAACCAGCTGCGTCCTTCTTCGTCCCGCCGCCAATAGGGCACGGAGACCGATGGCAGTTTTCCGCGACGCCAGGCGGCATCCAGCAGCGCGATCGCCCGGTCGTCCGTTGCGGCGAATGTTTCGCGCACAGGCTGCATCGTCCGGCCCGTCTCATGATGCGCGGTTGCCAGCATGTAGGCGAGCCAGCGGTTGTCCGGCCCCGTCGTCTGCGCGTCCCACCGGTCAAGTATAAACGACAGACCATCGACCTGCTTCTGGTTCAGGCGCCGGTCGAAAAGTGATGTACGTACCGCTTTGAAGAAGACCGGACGCAGGATCGCCATCTTTCATATTCCCTTGTTAAGCATGCCTCGAAAAAACCTGTCGATCTAAATCGATTTAACCAATTTAAATCGTTTAAACAGTTTAATCACCTGATTTACTTTGTCTTTGGGATGTGAGATCGGAAATCCAGCAATATGATATTGCCCGAGACCGAGGAGGATCGCATGCAAGTCGAACCCAAGAACCCGTCCCAATCTGCCCGCCCGACCATCGACCAGCACATCCTCGACCGCTTCGAGACCGCATGGCATCAGATGCGCTCCAATGCCGCCTCCGCGACCAAATCCTTCCAGCGCGAAGACGACAAGCGCTGATCTCTTTTCCCGCGTTTCATGCCCTCCACAAAGGAACTTTTCGGCCCTCGCCGTGTTTCCGTAGGTTGCAAAAGCAGATTGAGAGGATCGTCCATGCCATCACAGCAGATTTCCCAGGCCCAGTTTGAACGCCTCGAGAACGAATGGCGCCAGTTCCGCGAAAGCGCGACCCCGGCAAAGCCTCCGGTAACAGCCTCCAGCAAATAATCCCGATCACCCGGCGCTCCGACGCCGGTAACGCCCCACCCCAGAGTTGGGAGGCTCGGAGCTTGGCTCCGGGGTGGGGTGCCCTCTTCAAATCCCCCTGACCCGTGGCTCGCCGCCGCCATCCAGCATCAGCGCGGTCAGCGCCCACACCAAGGCGTCGAGCCGGTCCGGCGAGCGGCCGGATGACAGCCCGTCCGGACCGAAATCGCACATCTGGTCCTCGAGCTCCGGAAACGAGGCGGCATGCACCACACGCCCCTGCTCGTAGAGTGCCGCCACCGGCTCGGCCCTCAGCCATTTTCCACGCGAGGCGCGAACCGGCGTCACCGGCAGCCGCGCATCGATACCCTTCAGGACCGCCGCCACCATGTCACCGCCCTGGTTGACCTCGGCGACGATCCGGTCAGCATCGAACCGTTTGTAGGCCCGAACGACAGCGCCCGCCCATCCGGCCGGGCTCGCGCCCTCCACCGAACAGTCCGCCAGCACCACGCCGCGCCCGCTGCGGTCGAGCCCTGCCACGACAATGCCGCAGCAGGAGTCTGCCCCGGCTGCTGCCGGCGGATCGACGGCAACGACGATCCTGCCCAATGGCCCGGTATCGCGCAGCCGCAAGGCCTCGATGCCGGCGCGTGACCAGAGCGCATCCTCACGGTCCTCGATCATTTCGCCATCGAGTTCCTGCCGCCCGAGCCGCGTGCCGCCATAGCGCCCGGCCATGGCGGCGATGAAGCCCGGCGCCAGATTGCCCGCATTATCGCTTGTGCGGATCCTGTGCGTCCGCGTGCCCGGGTCCGCCATCAGCGCCTTCAGCACCGGCACCGGCCGTGGTGTCGTCGTTACCAGCGCGCGTGGATCGGTCCCGAGCCTGAGCGCGAATTGCAGCATGTCCCAGGTTTCCTGCCCGTGTTTCCATTTGCCCAGTTCATCGCACCAGGCATAGTCGAATTGCGGCCCGCGCAGGCTTTCCGGATCTTCCGACGAAAAGATCTGCGCCACCGTTCCGTTCGGCCAGACGAGCCGCCGACGCGACGCCTCGAAATCCGGCCGACGCGAACGGGCGATCCGGCAGATGCCGGAAACACCATCGATCATCACTTCGCGCGCATCGCCCAGCGTCTCCGCTACCAGCGCGATCCGCAAACCCGGCTTGGATGCCAGTTCCTGCACCCATTCGGCCCCGGCCCGTGTCTTGCCGGATCCGCGCCCGCCCATCAGCAACCAGACTCGCCAGTCGCCTTCCGGTGGCTTCTGTTCCTCGCGTCCGGCCCAACTCCAATCGTTGCGAAAACGGATCAGGTTTCGAAAATGTTGGAGACGATCGAAGGACAGACCAGTCGGCTCCGCTTCGACCGCCATTACACCACCGGCATCGTCCGCATCCGCCGTCATCGGCTCGCTATCACCCGGCATGGCTTCCGAAACGCCCATCCGTGTCTCTTGTCCAGCGGGCTCCGTTCCGGCATCCGTGCCCTGCGAGACGACTGATGGTAAGATCACGGATGACAAGCTTGACACAGGCAGGTCAGCCAATTCCGATCCATCCATCCGCACCTTCAAACCCGCCGTGACGCCCTGAATTCCCGCCCGCATGAAACCGAGACGCTCCATTGTCGGCGAATAGAGAACCATCTGTTTTTCAAGCTGGCGCAGTTCGGCATTAAGCTTCAGGCGACCCACGCGCGGCACCCGCCGTACCACCGCCACCTCCCCGGTCGGAAGGCTCGTGTCCATCGCGTCCGTCAGCGCTTGCAGCGCCGGCGGCCTTTCGGGCAGCCCGGTCCTCGATGCGCTGCTCGAATTCGGCAAGCAGGGCTTTGTAGCCTTCCTCGTCAAAGGCGGCTTCTGCCTGTGCCTGTCGATCATGCGCAATCGTCCTTTGCAGGCTGTCGATCTTTTCCAGCGTCCGTACGATCACCGACATCGCCTCGATCGCCGCCTTGGCGTCCGCCTGGATCACCTTGCGGTCGATCTCCTGCCCCTCAGCCTGCGCACTTTCATCGGCAGCGTGTCGCAAGCGCTGGAATTGCTGCATCTGCTCGCGCAATTCCTTCGTCATGCCGTTCAGCATGTCCTGCAGGTCATCGAGCGGCGACACGGCCTCCGCCTTGGTATCGAGGATCACCCGCCGCGCCACATCCTGCAGCGCCGCGTCCTTCTCCGCTCCCAACCCCTCATAAACCGCCGCCTTCGGCCACAGGCCGAACAGCGCCGGATCGAAATCCAGTTCAGACATGATGATTGTCCTTGAAATTCCCGCCGTGAAAACCGGGATGCCCACCGAAATATCGGCATCTTCCCTCTTCTCCCCACCGGGGAGAGCGACTGTCTTTGCTGTCAAGCGCTTTGCCAT